GAGGAATCAAACAAGATGTCGAAGGAGATACCTTCTCAGGATTCTCCCTCTGATGAAATAGAATGGGACATAGAAGAGTTGAAACGAGCATACATTGATGCTGCAGAACAAAGTTGGGATACATTTTCTGGTGGATAATTCTAATTGGAGAGAAGAATATAAAGGGTACACTTCTAGTAGGTATGAGTTAGATCTACTAGAGAATGGACCTAAGAGCCTTGCTCAGTCATGGATGATGGGAGCATTGTACAATAAGTGGAAGAAGATGAAGGGTTATAAAGATCCTGAACCACCTGATTGTTCATCTTCATTTCAGGAATGGGAAGACAGTATAAAAAAATATGGATAAGAATACTTTAGAGAAGTATAAGATAGATATATTTAATGTAAAGGATGATAAGAAGTTCCATCCAATAGAAGCACAACATGACAACTCCCACTTGAAGAGAGTGGATGTCTTTACTGCGGATCAATGTAAGAGAATAGAAGACACTTTAGATAAGATGGATTCTCTTTGGATCAACAGGAGTTGTACACCTAGATTTGCATATGAGAATAGTACTAAAAGTATTAGAGCACCTTTCTGGACGTTAGGTGCTGTATCATATTTGGATGCTGTAGAAGACTATGCTAGGTATCATAAACTTAAGACTGTAATGAACCCAGTCTTGAAGAAAAAGTTTGGATGGATGTATGATATAATTTGTGAGAAATTTGAGGAAGAGTTTGGTTGTCCTGTTGTCATAGATGATGTGCTTGCTCATCCAGGATTTCATATCTTTTCTGCTAAGAAAGGACAGATTATATCTGAAGGGCATGTAAGATTATTTGAGACCGCACTTGGTAGTATCCATGTTGATATTCAATACAAAGAACATTGGGAGTATTGGCAGACATATAATCATGCTGATTTAGATAATCAAATGACCTGGACTATACCAGTTAAGTTACCTAAGCATGGTGGTGGTCTTTATACATGGGATGTTGAAGTGGATCCAGCAGTCTTTAATTATAATACCAATGAGAACAAGAAGCCTGACGTTAGCCCTACTGCTAACAAATATTATGAAGGTCAGATGACATACTTCTTCAGACACTTACTACATCAGATGATGCCAGGTGTTAAGGTCTCACCAGATGATAGACGTTTAACTATTCAAGGACATGGTATTAAATGTGATGGAGTCTGGAGATTGTATTTTTAGTATCGGTTTACACATAAGTACTTGACTATATACTATAACTGTGTTAGTATTAACACAATCGTTCAGTCCCTTAGGGGACCGCAAGTAAGCCGACACGGAACGGATTACGTTCATCCCTCACGGGACGCAAATGCCGACTGAAGGAACGGGGATTAAACCACCCTATCCAGAGGACAAGCCAATGGCACAAGTCACTTACCGTGGTGTCAAGTACGACACCAGCAAGTCAAAGCAGTCAAGCTGCAACAAGTCAGAACTGACTTACCGTGGAGTTAAGTTTCAAAAGGAACTTTGCACTGCTTAAATCAAAATTCACTTTTTGATTTCAAGAATCCTGGAAAAAATTTTCCAGGATTTTTTTTGTATGTAAGTTTTCATCACGCTACATACAGTAGTCGGGGAGTTTTTTATGCAGAAGACTAGATTAAAGCAGTTGATAACAGAGTTGGAGGATCTCCTAACTGAGTTGAAAGTTGAAGTGTATGCTGATGTAAACGCATACGTTGACAGTGACGGAGAACAATGGTATAGTGGTGATGACGATGACGGATACGCGGATTGATTATGAGAACCCTTGGGTCTACAAAGATACAACTTTCACTTCTGACAATATTGGCAACTTCTTCGGTTTTGTCTACAGGATTACAAATTTACAGTCAGGTAAGGCATACATCGGCCGTAAATACTTTTGGCAGTTTAGAAAGCCTAGAGGTAAGAGCAGGAAAGTTCGCTCTGAAAGTGACTGGAAAAGATACTACGGCTCTAGTGAGGAACTTAATGCCGATAGAAAGCTTATTGGAAACAACTGTTTCAGACGAGAAATAATTTCATTACACGAAACAAAAGGTTGGGTTAACTATGAGGAGACCAAACAATTGTTCCTAAATAATGTGTTGAGTGAGGATGAGAATTTCTATAACTCAAACATCCTTGGACGTTATATGAAGAAGGATTATTACAATGAACAACGCACCTCCTGACATTCAGAACCAGTGCAAAGATCTACTTAAGTGGATGCAAGACCGTAGTGATGAACTTGCAGCGGATAAGCAGTACGATGATATGTTTGCATTGTATATGGAATGGAATGAGTGGGTAGAAGAAGACAACCCTACATTAATGGTGATAGGTAGATTTCATGAAGAGAAGTGATGTAAATTACCTGTATGAATGGGCATCACAGACAGAGTTTCCATTAAGAAAGGCACCAACTGCAGTTGGGTATTCCAATAAAGATATATACTTCTGTTGGTTGAAGGCTGTCTATAGAAACGGTTCTATGGGTGGTGTAAGAAAGTCTGTTGTTAAAGATGAGAAAGCACAGGAGATCTTAGACCGAGAAGAAGTAGTCTTCTCAACCATAGCTTGCTTTGAACCAGGCACAGAATTGGGACCACATAGGGATCCTCCAGTATACGACAGACCATATAGAAGAATACAAATACCACTATACATTCCATCCAATGAATGTTATATGATTTGGAAGGGAGAAAAAGTTTTTTGGGAAGAGGGTGTACCTCATATTTGTGATGTCATGGATGTTATTCATGAAGGGTATAATTATTCTGATGATGATATGATTTTTTTATTTGTAGACATTTTAAAGACCGATGATAACAGTACGTTGCAAGAAGTGTAACGCAACTATCACTTCATTGCATGAACACGATTACAAAGTTTGTGGTTGTTCTAACCAAACTTATGTAAAGGGTGATATAATAGGAGGTAATAACTTGGATTATATTGTTCAAGTTAATACTCCTAGGAAAGAACCTGAACTTAAGTTGGGTACAGAAGCACCGAGGAAAAGAAAAACAAGACTAATCGATGTAGACATTAGATGAACTTAAGTTGTTACCCACCAATTCTTGATGCAATGTCTTGCTTGGCATTGAAGAAGGAAGTGGAAATGTTTAACCCTCTTCCTGGTAATATGTGGTTGGGTATCTATGATCAACCTGAGAATACTATTGAAAAGTTCATTCAAGATTCATTTGATTTTCATCTGAAAGACACTTATAATTTTTCTGGTATACCTTTTGGTAATCCAGTAGGATTTGAGTGGTGGTTTCATGTATTCGATGAAGATGATAGGATGATAGGGTTTCATTCTGATCATGATGAAATGGTTAGGAGGGAGCAGGAAGGAGAGATGAAATATCCTTTCTGTTCTGTTGAAATATACTTGACAAATCATACTAGTCCTAGTATGATACTTGATACTATTACTGGTAAGTATGATAGGGATCTTATTCCCTTTCCACCTCGTGAGATGGTATTTTCTCTACCTGAAGAGGGTGCAATGGTGGCATATGATCCCAGATATATACATGGGATCGGACCTAACCAGAACAAAGGCAGGATGTCTTTGTGGTATAACGTTTGGCATTATAGACCTAAAGCTTTAGATAGAATTGGTATGCAAACTAATATAGTTGACTGCCGTTTCTATAAACAAGATGCTAGGTCTCCTGTTAAGTGGTTAGGTGAAACTGATACATGTACTTCTGACTGTATGGATAAGAGGTTTACCTTTAAGTATCCTAAACATGCTAAAGAAGGAGAAGTTTGGAGCGTAGATCAATGATTGAAATCACAGAGAAAGAACTCAATGAACGCAAAGATTATTACGAGGACAAAGTAGAAAGTGGCACAGTTGTTCTAGTAAAGAGATCAAATGGTGCTAAGTTTATGATGGTACCTCAAGATCCTGGTGACCTAGAGTACCAACGTCATACTGACATTTAATTATGCCACTTAATCCACAGCAACCACCATATCCAGAGTATACACCCATATTAACTCAGGGTATGTATCGCTTTGTTTATGTGACAGATAAGCCTTTACCTAATGGTAGTCCTGACTTTCGTATTCAGAAATGGTATGACTATCCTAAGCAGGGATATAAAGATATCTATCACTTGGACAATCAACAGCAGCTATATACATGTATAGAGGATGCAGAGTATACCAAATGGTTAGATCCAGATGGTGTTCCCTGTTATGTAAAAGACTAAACTAATTCCTATGAGCGTAATCATCTATCAAGAGCATTGTGATTTGCTGGAGAAGGAGAACGAAGAACTCAAAGAAAGAGTAGAGTTTCTAGAACTTCAGTTGGAATATAAGACCTTGGGGCCTCCTATCTTCTCATCAGAAACAGATAAATAACTAAAAAAGTGTGAGAAATGGATTGGTTACCTCATATCGTTGTTAAAGCAGACGATGATGCTTCTGTAAAAACAGCAACTACTGCCCTAAGAACATTTGATACTGGGTTTCCAGGTCACAAAGCGACTGTGCATTGCATTGGTGCTAGAGCTCATACTGTATGTAAAGACTGGTGTACTGCTGGTGGACATACTCTATTAGAATATCAACCATCTGTTAGACAATCTCAATTACATTATGCTATCGTTAAAGGTAGCAGACTTCCTGTTGTACTTATTAGAGGTACAGCAGTTTTTTATGATGATATTAGTGACTACTCTACTACTAAATTATTTGGTGCTGAGGTATTTCCTAAGAGATATACACAACCAGGTAATGATAAGTTAATTACTTTGGCTGGTATTGAAAAGACTGTAGTGTTTGTTGCACAACCAATGAAGTTGTCAGCAAAGGTGGAAGAGGTAACAAAACATTATCAAAAGGATGTTGCTAAAGAAGCGAAGGGTTCTAAGAAGTGGGACTGTCAAGCAGTCATCATAGATGGTAAGATGTACTATCAAGAATCTGGTATCTTTAATTTAGTATACCAATGGGATAAGTCTCTGTTCACTAATTTTAGTAAGAAGACATCGGCTAAATTTGAGAGTGTCTTTGGTGGTAACAACTACACAGAAATGGTTAGAAGATTAGAAGAGTATGGATATGATACTGATATATTATTGAAGTACATCAATGCAGCATTGAATGACAATTGGAAAGGTGTCAAGGGGTGTAGGAAAGCCTACCTTGACATGATTAAGGGACTTGTGATAAAATAACGGCTACATAGAATAAGTTATACTTATTTCTAATGACTGATCCTGTAAAGGAGGAAGAAAAAAAGAAAGAGAAACCGAGAGGTCCACTAGGTAAGATCAAGGAAGCTTTAATCCCTGATGCCGAGGAACAAGCTGCTATCATAAGTACAGCTGTCCGTATTACTGTGTTGGCCTGGTCGGGTGGAATCTTGACGTTAAATTACGTGTCGATTCC